TTAATGATTAATTGATATTTTGTTGTTTGATTCAACTTTCCCATCGGATGTGTGATGCTTTAAATCACAGGAATTAATACTGCTCGCTGTAAAATGATTTTCAAGGGGAGCTATTCGAATCCCTTTCTTTTTCATTAACAAGCCAAATCCTTTATTAATGATGTCCATTAATTCCATGAAGTATTTTTCATGTAAATCCTGGTTATCAGAGAGCTGCTTCTCTTCGTACAGACCGATAAAGGCACGACGCACGTTACCGGATATAGTATCGATGGTTTCTTTTTCTACGGTACTCAGGTCAAGAGTCGCCAGTTGAGAGCGAACCACATTCGATGCCATTTCCTGGAATGGTACTGGTAAATCTTTAAATTCCATCGTCAACCTCATCAGTCAGTGTTTCTGGTTAACCAGCGACGCGCGCCAGCTTCAGTTTTAAACGTTTTGCTTTTGGTATACGTCATCGCGGTGAACGTACCGTCCTGGTTGGGGAACACGCCACATACCAGAGATTCGCTGTTGCCAAGATCGATAGTATCCATGCTGACCTCATTTCCCCTTAACGCCGGGGTAGCGGAACAAAAACCTGCTGCATAGTTATTAAAGTTGAACCCTGCCGTCATGTTCTTACGCCTCGGGCTGGCTACTTAACCCCTGACCACTGCCTGGTAACTCGAAGTATTGCCCTGCATTCTGTGGGGGGGGAGAGGGAATGAATGAAGTTTAGAAAAATGAACTTTTCAGGTCAATGTTTTTTTATCAAAACATTTTAAGCAGGCAGCTGTTAAGCCATCACCACGATGGCATACAGTTAATCAAATAGATGAGGTCGGTTAAATATCTTGTTGAATTTTAAAGCATACGCCCAATATGCAAGATAGATCATCCAGCATAATTGAAGGGTAGCGAGGATTCGTGGGGACTAAAAGAATATCCGGCCCTTCTATCTCCAGTTTACGAATGACAGGTGTTGTGGTCCCTTTGGGTAAGGCAAGGACAATATTTCCTGGTTGTACGGTTCGATTGGGATCAACAAAAACTGTTGAACCATTTGGGATGGAAACTCCCCCACCAGATGTTGACATACTGTCACTCTCTAGAACAACTGCAAAGGTATTGGCCGGGATTTCTCCGACAAGCTGCACACAAGAGGTTATTGAGGAATTTTTCATATAATCACTCCAGCTTGCTGCCTGCTGAAGTGATAGTAGCGGAACCGTTTTTATCGGCGGTAAAGATAGATCAAGCGAATCACCTGTATTTAACTCTCCTCCATTAAGAAGCCAATTTTCGTTTACTTTCAATATTTTTGCCAGTGAACTTATGTAACGCGAGGACGGCGCTCCTCCACCGTTCATCCATTGACTTACGGAGCCTTTTGATGCGCCAGTGGCATTGACAAGGTCTTTGCCTTTCAGGTTTAGCGCATGCATACGTTGGGTTATGCGTTCAGATATTGTTTGCTTGCTCATGTTTTGATTTTAAAACACAGATGGTTTTGTTTCTTGACTTTCTTTGGTTTTGATTATTAAACTTTTGGCGTTCAGTTTTATGGAGCGACTCATGAAAAAATCAGAAGTATTAGGCTATTTTGGCGGAGTTGTTAAAACAGCCGCAGCTCTAGGAACGTCAAAAACCACAGTCAGCATGTGGGGGGAAGAGGTTCCGTGGAAATGGGCGTTGCTAATTCAGGCAGTCACTGCCGGGGCGCTCAAATATGAGTTACACATACCGACGGTTGTCATTCCCGGTTCTGATCATAATCCGCCTTCTAACCAAGGGGGGATTCATGAAAATCAAGCATGAACACATCCGCATGGCGATGAATGCCTGGGCGCGTCCTGATGGCGAAAAAGTTCCGGCAGCTGGAATAACCCAGGCTTATTTTGAGTTGGGTATGACGTTTCCTGAACTGTACGACGACAGCCATCCGGAAGCCCTGGCTCGCAATACCCAGAAAATTTTCCGCTGGATAGAGAAAGATACCCCTGATGCAGTTGAAAAAATTCAGGCGTTGTTACCAGCGATCGAAAAGGCAATGCCACCTTTGCTGGTGGCCAGAATGCGCAGCCACAGTTCAGCTTATTTTCGGGAGCTGGTGGAGACGCGGGAGCGACTGGTGAGAGACGCTGATGATTTTGTCGCAGTGGCAATCGCCGGTTTCAATCAGATGAACCGTGGTGGCCCGGCAGGAAATGCTGTGGCAGTACATTGACTGACAATAGCCATATCGAATCGCTTCCGGCAACTCGTGAGTAAAAAGATTCGGTATCAGAAGAGGTGAGTATGGCTAACGCTTGGCTCAGATTATGGCATGACATGCCAAATGACCCTAAGTGGCGAACAATTGCCAGGGTGTCAGGGCAGCCAATTGCAACAGTGATGGCAGTGTATATCCACCTCCTGGTGAGCGCGTCACGAAATGTCACGCGAGGTCACATTGATGTCACGACAGAAGATTTGGCAAGTGCGCTCGACGTGACAGAAGAGGTAATTGATTCAATTTTGCAGACGATGCAGGGGCGGGTACTTGATGGTGATTTAATCACTGGATGGGAAAAACGCCAGGTGCTTAAAGAGGACAACGGCAATATTTCGCAAACCGCAAAATCTCCTGCAGAGCGCAAGAGGGCGCAGCGAGAGAGGGAAAGAAAGCGGGAACAAAATGGCGATTGTCACGGCGCGTCACGAAATGTCACGCACATGTCACGACGAGTCACGACAGATAAAGATACAGATAAAGATACAGATAAAGAAGATCAAAACACTATGGTCCATGGCGTAAAAAACGCCACGAACCAGGCAGGGGATGTTCAGACCGTCAATCCTGGTCAGCCAGCAGGCACGACACCGGAAGCCGATTCAGCGTATGCGCTGAAAGCCGATTCGGGCGCTGTGCAGCAGGTGATGACCGCAAGGCCGGAGCAATCACACCAACTGCAGCAGCCTGAAGCCGATTCCGCCATTCAGCGGGAAGCCGATCGGGTAGTCCCGGAAAACACCGGGCAGCCTGTGGGGCGAGTAGATTATCCGGATGTGTTCGAACAGGTCTGGCGGGAATACCCGTTGCGTGCTGGGGCAAACCCGAAGAAATCCGCTTTCAGTGCCTGGAAGGCCAGATTACGCGAGGGGGTGCCACCAGAGGCCATGCTGGATGGTGTGAGGCGTTACGCAAGATACCTGGCGGCTACCGGGAAAACGGGAACGGAATTTGTTCAGCGAGCGACGACGTTTTTTGGACCGGACCGGAATTTTGAAAACCCCTGGTTGCTCCCGGTAAGCGGTACGAACAACCAGCGTTGTGTGAATCATATTTCTGAACCGGATACCGAAATTCCACCGGGCTTCAGGGGGTAAGTGTGTATTTCTGGTCATGAGGTAATTTTCAGGAGGGCTTGTGGCAAAAGTTTTTACACAAGAAGAGCGGGAAAAAATTAAAGGGCAGGTTCTTGAACTCGTACGCCAGAGTGGGCGCGAGACGTTACGACAACTGGAAGCTAAAACTGGGGCAACAAGATATCTGATGAGCGTTCTGGCCAGAGAGCTGGTTGCCAGTGGCGATGTATACAACTCTGGTTACGGGTTATTCCCGTCTGAACAGGCGCGTAAGGACTGGCAAAATGCCCGTAAAAAGCTCTCAAGGGCAAAGCTGAAGAAACCATCTGCGGTTGATCCGGACCTTATCTGGTCATTACCTGATGGAGAAATACGTCGTTACGACAGGCGTCATAATATAATTTGTACTGAGTGTCGTAAAAGCGAAGTTATGCAGCGGATATTGTCGTTTTATCAGGGGGATGTTCGGTATTTTTTTGAAGTGACGAGATTAAAGTGCATTAGTTCAGATGTAAATTGACATTTTGTGGCACAGGGTAGAGCTAGCGTGGTTGTCCGCTTTGTGCCAGAAGCGGAAGTTGCTTACATCGTGCTATGTTAGTTTAATGGGAGCAGGTAAAGGGGGGGGATTCCCCAGTAATTCCCCATAGCTTCCCTACCAGGAAGGTAGGCATAAAAAACCAGCAATAACAGGCTGGTTTATATAATCTTTTGGGTCGCACGAGAGGATTTGAACTTCCGATCCCCGACACCCCATGACACTGCTTGTAAAACGCTGAGAGCCGCGCTATTGCTGGTTAAAAGCACATATTCATATGTATAGACAAACAGTGCTTTTTCAACAAAATCTGCTCTATATACTTCAATGGCTTAAGTGGTGGTTTCTCCCCATGCTTGGTAGGTATAATACCTTGATGCTAAAGTAGGTTACTCACTTGAAGAAACAGCTAGTTAGTATCAATTATGTTGCTCTAGCTGACTGAAAAAAGTTATCAATGATGCATGGAACATGCGCCCTTGAATTTTTCATTAGATTTTAGAAAAGGAATTGAGCATGGGTTTAGCTGAGTGGTTTTGCGGATTTTGCTCCAATCTTACTGTAAAAGATGGTGGAACAATTTCAACTAGATATAGGAATATAACGAAGCGTTTAAATACGGATTTTTGGGATAGCAGTTCTGATACTTCTCATAGTCTCTACGTTGGATCATATGGTCGGAACACAGCTACGCAAGGCTTGAGCGATCTGGATATGATTTTTCAGCTACCATATTCCGAGTATCAAAAATACAATAGCTACTTAGGAAATGGGCAGTCAGCATTGCTTCAAGCGGTTAAGAGATCTATTGAAAAAACCTATGCTACCACTAGTATTAGAGGTGACGGTCAAGTGATCCTTGTACCGTTCAATGATGGAATTACATTTGAAGTCGTTCCAGCTTTCCTCAATGTTAGTGATAGTTACACATTTCCTGATGCGAACGGTGGTGGCCGTTGGAGGATTACAAATCCAAAGCCAGAAATTTCTGCAATGAGGTTAAGAAATAACATTACCAATAACAATTTGGTGCAACTTTGTAGAATGGCAAGAGCTTGGAAGCGTAAATGGGATGTACCTATAAGTGGTTTACTCATTGATACGCTTGCGTATCAATTCATTGAAAATTGGGCGCATAGAGATAAGTCGTATCTTTACTACGATTTCATGAGTCGTGATTTCTTCAAATGGATGGCTGATCAAGATACGAGTAAGGAGTATTGGAAAGCGCCAGGAAGTGGTCAGTATGTCTATGGTAAAGGGCTTTTCCAATATAAAGCAAAACGGTGCTATAACATTTCACTCGAAGCTATAGAGCATGAAATGGCGACCCCAAAACGCGAATGGTCGGCTAAGCAAAAATGGCGGGAGATTTATGGATCAACATTTCCAGACTAAGGATACACCTGAATCTAGAAGGGTTTTAGAAGGGCAGATCAGAGAGTGTTATGGTCGGGTCGTTTACTCACATAAGACGCATGAAAAATGCTCAGACATTCTCCTATCTCGACTATCTTCTATAAAGTTTTGGCAAATAATTCTCTCCGCCTTAACTACTGGAGGCTTTCTAGCAACTTTTTTCGGCGCGGGTGAAGTAGGCACGGGGGTTGGGATTGTTGTTTCAACACTGCTTCTCATTCTTAACGCTTATACCAAAGATTATGACCTTGGTGAGTTGGCGCAAAAACATAAGCAGGCTGCAAATGAGATCTGGTTAATCCGAGAAAAGTATTTATCATTGCTTACAGACTTAGCAATGGGTGAAAAACCAATCGAGCAATTGCAGTCAGAGCGGGATTCGTTACTCGAGAGTTTACATTCAGTGTATTCAGGCTCTCCTAGTACAACATTTGAAGCTTATAAAAAAGCACAGGACGCATTAAAAAACAAAGAAGATTTAACATTTTCTGAAGAAGAAATAGATGCTTTTCTTCCCAAGGAACTGAAAAGAAGATAAATATGTTGCGAGGGCAAATATAAATATTTGCCCCTATTTTTTTATTTGTTAATATTAATTTTAGCAGGGCTAACTTTCCGGTAAGAATTAATTACTGGTCATATGCTCCTTGGTTAATAAAATTCTATGCCTTACTTGGTGCTAGCTGGCTTTAATTTCTCCATGTGGAACTACAACCCAGTCGATATGGTTTTGCGTGTAGATTTTAGTTGATTTCGCATCGCTGTGTGCCATTCGTCCTTGTGGATCGATGCCCTGCTGATCAAAAAGATGTGCTGCTAAGGCGCGAATTTCGTGAAAGGTTGGCCTTTCATCCATCGGCCGTTTGTCATATAAACCCAGCTTGTCACGCGTAGCTGAAAACGACCGACTCAAATAGTCTGGTGCAACTTGAGTGGGATGAGAAACTTCTTTGCTGCGTTTAACCTGCCGTTCCGGGATCTGGTGAACGATAAATGGGCTGGCCACGTTATTGCGACTTTCATCAATGATCCGCTTCAATTCATCACCAATCGGTGACCGCTACATGACGGGAACGCTTACAATCTATTAATGTCTACTAAGTGCTAGGAGCGGACATTGGTTAATGGGGATATGTCATTCGCCTGGGGCAGATCAAGAAAGTAAAAATCCCAGCTGTCGATAATTGGAATCCATGATAAGGTTTACGGGTAACTGATTGATAAATAAATTGAATGGAATATGGAAAAATGACAAAGTCAATAGCGGATAAATCTGTAACTGATTTAACTAAAGAAATCGATAAATTAAAGAAAATTGCCAAAGATCTTGAAGATGTATTACCAGAAAAAACACCACAAATTAATTCAGCAAAAAAAATCATTGACGATGCAATAAACGAAAGAGAAAAAGAGATAGAAAAGCGTTTCTAAGCATAACAATAGACTAGTCTCTGGGAGGCCGTACCAGCGGCCTTTCTTCTTCCCGTAATCTAGTAAAATCGTCGGTTTTTAATCAATTAATTAACTCATCTATTACCAACTCCTAGTTGGTTGCTAATGATGTCATAGTGTCGCTAACGGCCTGAATTACTCAGTCCGTTCTTCGCTCAAAGCGGGCTAGAAGGTTAGCTTGCGTCGGACTTGGCGTATTTAAAGAAGTGCTGGTGGTGACAGGTTATTATGTTCCATTTCTACAGAACAAAATCACAGAAACTATACCCAATAGTTGTATTGAATCACTGACGAGACAGCCTCATATTTATCAGGACTGGTGTACGTCCAATACAGGAGGTTGTGGTGCTGGTTCTCAAATGTGCGCTGGCTATTGCTGCTGTAATGGCAATTTATTGCCTTGCTGTTGTTCTTATGGATCGCCTTTCTGACTGATTTCATATTGGCGAGGTAACGGGAGTTAAGTAGAATGGCTGCGGGTGCTTGAGGCTATCTGTCTCAGGCATGAACACCAAAGGCAGATAGAGAAAAGCCCCAGTTAACATTACGCGTCCTGCAAGACGCTTAACATTAATCTGAGGCTCAATCTATGAACGGCAAATCTAGGTTAGCCTCTTACGTGCCGAAAGGCAAGGAGAAGCAGGCTATGAAGCAGCAAAAGGCGATGTTAATCGCCCTGATCGTCATCTGTTTAACCGTCATAGTGACGGCACTGGTAACGAGGAAAGACCTCTGCGAGGTACGAATCCGAACCGGCCAGACGGAGGTCGCTGTCTTCACAGCTTACGAACCTGAGGAGTAAGAGACCAGGCGGGGGAGAATCCCTCGCCACCTCTGATGTGTCAGGCATCCTCAACGCACCCGCACTTAACCCGCTTCGGCGGGTTTTGTTTTTTCCTAGCATTCTGGTTTACAATTCGCACGCCAGCCTGAACAACTGGCACCTGCTGCGCCAGCAGAGACAACCGATGGCGCACGATACCAAATTACACAATTCTGATGATTCTGCCGTCTTTGCCAGCAGGCACGGGCGGCGTTCCCGCACTTTCAAATCTGACTGGTTCCAGCATCCCCCATGCACTGAAGAACAGGCCGAGTGGCTAATTCAGTGCTACCGCAGACACGGATACGAGATTAAGAAAGCCCTCAGCCTCGATTATCGTCACTGGATAATCTCCGTCAGGCTTCCTTACTCCGAGCGCCCACCGCGTCCGTCCCGCACATTCCAGCAACGCATCTGGAGGTAACGTGCGGGTATTACTTCGACCTGTTCTGGTACCGGAACTCGGGCTGGTGATCGTTAAGCCGGGCCGTGAATCCATGCCGGTATTCCACAATACCCGGGTACTGGTGGAGCCGGAACCGAAAAGCATGCGTAATCTGCCGTCCGGGGTTGTTCCTGCCGTTCACCAGCCGCTAGTGGAAGACAAAACATTGCTGCCGTTTTTCAGTAACGCACGGGTAATTCGTGCTGCTGGTGGTGCTGGTGCATTGTCTGACTGGCTGTTGCGCCATATTAAATCCTGCCAGTGGCCACACGGCGATTATCATCACAGCGAAACCGTCATTCACCGTTATGGTACCGGCGCAATGGTGTTGTGCTGGCACTGCGACAACCAGCTGCGTGACCAGACATCCGAATCACTCGAGCAACTTGCTCATCAAAACCTGTCAGCATGGATGATTGACGTCATCGGTCACGCAATAAGCGGTACGCAGGAGCGTGAATTATCTCTGGCTGAATTATCCTGGTGGGCGGTCTGCAATCAGGTGGCGGACGCGCTTCCGGAGGCAGTATTACGTCGTTCTCTGGGGTTACGTGCGGAAAAAATCCGCCCCTTGTACCGCGAAAGCGACATCGTACCGGGAGAGCAGACCGCCATCAGCATACTGAAACAGCGCACAAAAAATCTTGCGCCGCTGCCTCACGCCCACCAGCAACAGAACCCACCACAGGAAAAGACGGTGGTCAGCATTGCCGTTGATCCTGAGCCTCCGGAATCTTTCATGAAACGACCTAAACGTCGCCGCTGGGTTAACGAGAAATACACACGCTGGGTGAAGACACAGCCGTGTGCGTGTTGTGGTAAGCCAGCCGACGATCCCCATCACCTGATTGGTCATGGTCAGGGCGGAATGGGGACAAAATCTCACGATATTTTCACGCTACCGCTGTGTCGGGAGCATCACAACGAGCTTCATGCGGATCCGCTGGCGTTCGAAGAAAAGCATGGTTCTCAGGTTGATTTAATTTTTCGTTTTCTTGATCACGCCTTTGCAACTGGCGTGCTTGGGTAAAAGAGGTGACTGATGCTCATAGATTTGGTTTTACCTTACCCGCCGACGGTGAACACTTACTGGCGACGCCGTGGCAGCACATATTTTATCTCGGAGGAGGGAAAGCGTTATCGCCGGGCTGTGGCGCTTATTGTTCGCCAGCAGCGGCTGAAATTAAGCCTGTCCGGAAGGCTGGCGATAAAGGTGATTGCAGAGCCACCGGATAAGCGTCGTCGCGACCTGGACAACATTCTGAAAGCACCGCTGGATGCGCTGACGCATGCGGGAGTGTTAATGGACGATGAGCAGTTTGATGAAATCAATATCGTTCGTGGTCAGCCAGTATCTGGTGGACGTCTGGGGGTGAAGATTTACCCCATAATGCATTAAGAGCAGGTCAAAAAATGAAACTGGAAGATTTACCGAAATACTACTCCCCAAAATCCCCTGGCCTGACCGATGCATCGGCCTCAACGTCAAAAGATGCGCTGAGTATCACTGATGTGATGGCCGCGCAGGGCATGACACAGAATCGGGCTGAGATGGGTTTTTCTGCGTTCCTGGGGAAAATGGGCATCAGTATGAATGACAGGGCGCGGGCAACAGAATTACTGGCAGATTATGCACTCAGTCGGTGCGATCGTGTGGCGGCGTTGAGAAAACTTCCGGCAGAAATAAAACCGGTAGTGATGCGCATTATGGCTTCGTACGCTTTTGAGGATTATGCCCGCAGCGCAGCGAGTAAAAAGCAGTGCCCTTGTTGCTATGGGGAAAAATTTATTGAAAGCATAGTTTTTACAAACAAGGTCCAGTATCCGGATGGTAAGCCGCCGGTATGGGCAAAGTGTACGAAAGGTGTGTATCCGTCTTACTGGGAAGAATGGAAAAAAGTCAGGGAGGTGGTAAAAGTTGCCTGTCCGGAGTGTGGCGGAAAGGGTGAGGTTTCCACCGCCTGTAAGGATTGCCGTGGGCGTGGTGTCGCCATTCATCGTGAAGAGTCGGTAAAACGTGGTATGCCTGTTATCAGAGACTGCCAGCGTTGTGGTGGTCGTGGCTATGAAAGACTACCATCAACGGAGGCATTTAATGCTATATGCGAGGTGACAAACCAGATAACACGCGCGTCATGGGAAAAAACAGTTAAGAAATTTTATGATGCGCTGGTGACCCGGTTTGATATTGAAGAAGCATGGGCTGAGCGGCAGTTAAAAAAGGTAACTAGGTAACAAGGTTGATTTTTCCGGAATCTGTGGTAAATTCGTCATAACGATGGGCGTTTTATGCCTGACGTTAGAAGAGTTTCTACAACCCGCCGCTGAGCGGGTTTTTTATTGCGAAATTAATTACGGACCGTTATTATTCTGCTCCCGGCCCTTTAGCTCAGTGGTGAGAGCGAGCGACTCATAATCGCCAGGTCGCTGGTTCAAATCCAGCAAGGGCCACCATCACAAACCGCCATTAGCTTATCAGGAAGAGCAGACGACACGATAACAGGGTTGTTGGTGCGGGGGGCGGGTCCCCGATGGCGATCCATTATCGGTATTCAGCGTTGTTAGCTCAGCCGGACAGAGCAATTGCCTTCTAAGCAATCGGTCACTGGTTCGAATCCAGTACAGCGCGCCATATTCATTCTTCCAGATTCCTTCCGGCAGAGCCTTATACTGAAATATACCTGGCTCAGGATATTGTTGAAAATATTATATGTTTGTCAAAAATAAAAGTTCTGTTAAGTATTGATTGAATATTTGTTATACGGTCTAATGGTTTTTTCAGCATTAAATATTTATCATTCATATGGTGTGGGTAGAGTGAATATTGATGAGGCGTCGGGGTGTTTCATCCTTAGGCAGCGTATTGATATAGTCAATGCAGCACGAGCAAAGGCCTTCAGCCGTTTGACAGTTTTGTTCTGTACTCCTGATCGTCTTTCGGGAAGAGACGTTATTATTCTGAATAGTGATGCTATACAGAGGGTTTGCGATGAGTTCATGGTTGCTAATTCAGAATTATTTGCTCTTGTTCAGGAGTACAACAGAATAGCCAGGACCTGTGGTATGGATGAACTTCGGATTACTCATCTGGGGTAGATACATATCTGGATTATCACCTGTTACGGTAAAAAGTGATTGCTTACTGTTTTTGTGAATGGCATTGCAGCAGCCGGATAATGTCAGTGCTGGCTGACGGTGTGCTGGTGGCGGGTGTGGTGGTTGTTGCTTTCCCGTTGCTGAAAAAGAAAACGCCAGACTGTTAGCCGGGTATCAGTTAGCGGGAGAAATTTTTAAATACTTCACAATTCAGGCGGTTGACTGTTGTCTGGTTTGCGGGGAGTTTGTTAAAAGAAACTGGCATGGTGAATCCCCCTGTGCGGAGGGGCAATCAGCGAGTAGGTATATGGGATAATCGCGGATTCAGGTGCTGGTACTGAATTCACCGGGAGGCACCCGGCACCATGCAATGGCACATAGCGCCACTCTCCAGCCCCTCTCCGGAGGGGCTGTTTATATTGATTTTGTCAGATGTGAGTAAACTCCTTATGGATTTTGTTGTTTTAGCCCATAAGGACATATTTGCAGAGTGCAACGGTTATTAAAGCATTCATTCAATACGTTATCTGTATTTGTAGGGCATTCCTGGCTGTTTTTGATTAAATTCCAGAATGTTTTATTGAATGGTACTATGTTGTAAATGGTTACAGGTAGCACTTTGTTATTGAGCATGATACCTGTGTGAGTCAGTGTAAATATACTTTCAGGAGGTAAGAAAGCATCCGATTGATACCAGATTATTAATTTTATTTTACTCCATATGACTGAAAAAGATATTCCGCATGATGGCTGGATAACTGTATCAATCACAATCCACTTCATTTACTTTCCTTGTTTATGCCTTGCTGGTGATGTTCTGAAAAGTATAAATGATATTTTTGAATTAAACCATAGAGCAGAATTATTTTTCTGATGTTGTTTATTGTTTATTTAAATACAGGGTGGTTTATATCTCGTCTTGTAGTTTATCCATGCATATCTGCTTGATAATCAGGTTTTTATTTAAGGTATGGTTTTGTGTTTTTTCTGTATTACATGTCAGGTATTTTAAAGAATTATTTTTCAGATGGTGGAAAGAACCATGGCATTTAAACACTATGATGTTGTCAGGGCGGCGTCGCCATCAGATCTTGCGGAAAAGCTGACACATAAACTGAAAGAGGGCTGGCAGCCGTTTGGTAGTCCGGTGGCCATAACCCCTTATACTCTGATGCAGGCGATTACAGCAGAAGGTGATGTGGTGGTCAGTGGTGCAACTGAGCCGGATTGGTACTACGTCATCGTACTGGCCGGGCAGTCCAATGCCATGGCTTACGGTGAAGGGCTTCCGCTGCCGGATTCATACGATGCTCCGGATCCGCGCATTAAACAGCTGGCGCGCCGCAGTACAGTGACGCCGGGTGGGGCTGCCTGCAGATATAACGATATTATTCCGGCCGACCACTGCCTGCATGATGTGCAGGATATGAGTACGCTGAATCATCCGAAGGCAGACCTGAGCAAAGGGCAGTACGGCTGTGTCGGCCAGGGCTTACATATTGCCAAAAAACTGCTTCCGTATATCCCGAATAACGCGGGGATCCTGCTGGCACCATGCTGTCGTGGTGGTTCGGCATTCACCCAGGGCGCGGAGGGGACATTCAGTGCGGACACGGGGGCCAGCCAGGATTCGGCACGCTGGGGTGTGGGTAAACCGTTATATCAGGACCTGATTGCGCGCACTAAAGCTGCATTACAGAAGAACCCGAAAAATGTGTTGCTGGCGGTGTGCTGGATGCAGGGAGAGTTTGACATGAGCGCCGCCACCTACGCACAGCAACCTGCGCTGTTTACAGCCATGCTGAAGCAGTTTCGTGCTGACCTCACTGTGTTTAACGCGCAGTGTCATGGTGGCAGTGCTGTAAATGTGCCGTGGATTTGTGGTGACACGACGTATTACTGGAAAAATACATACGCTACCCAGTACGACACCGTGTACGGCGGGTATAAAAACAGGGAGAGTGAGGGCGTTTATTTTGTGCCCTTCATGACAGACGGTAACGGCGTCAATACCGCCACTAACGCGCCGGCAGAAGATCCGGATATTCCGGCATCAGGATATTACGGTGCGGCATCGAGAACGAATGGAAACCAGGTATCATCAAACCGCCCGACACATTTCAGTTCATGGGCGCGCAGGAGCATTATTCCGGATCGTCTGGCAACCGCTATTCTGAACGCAGCCGGGCGCACCTCCGCCTTCATCAGTGGTAAGGCACCGGAAATCAAACCCTCGCCCGGCGGCAACACGCCATCGGGTCCGTCTGCAGATACGTCCGTTCGCACAATCTCCCTGCTGCCGGCAGCCGGAGAGGCTGCTGCGCAGGGCTGGAGCATTAAGGATGGCGGAATTCAGTTGTCAGATGGTGTATTTAAGATCACCAAGCAGAGCAATAAAACCTGGTCCCTGACGCATCCGGTGGATGACGCAATTACCCTGCTGACACAGGGCGGCAGACTGACCTGTAAGTTCCGCCTGTCAGGCGCACTGACCAACAATCAGTTCGGGCTGGGGATTTATCTGTATACGGATGCTCCCGTTCCTGATGGTGTGGCGATGACGGGTACCGGTAATCCGTTCCTGATGTCGTACTTCACTCAGACCACTGACGGCAGAGTGAATCTGATGCATCACAGGAAAGCCGGAAACACGAAGCTGGGGGAGTTCGGCGATTACGGTAACGACTGGCAGACGCTGGAGCTGGTGTTCACCGCCGGCAGTGCCACGGTTACTCCGAAACTGAATGGAGTGGCTGGCCCGGCATTCCAGGTTATAAAAGACAGTCTGACACTGGGACTGAATGCGCTGACGCTGACGGATGTTACAAAAAATGCAGCGTATGGCGTTGAGATAGAAAGTCTGGTGCTGGAGATAAATGCACCGGCAGCATAATAAAAAAGAGCCAGCGACTGACCTGAAAGAAGACGCTGGCTAAAAGGCCTTATATGTTTGTAGAGACTTATTTTTCACAGACAGCAATGATGCCTGTCAATATATTATCAATATGCGGATTGTTTCAGTTACAGATGCTTTATTAAGGAAAAAAACAGCCAGCACTGACTTTCGGTGGAGAGGTGCTGGCTCAGAAGGATAGTTGGATTTCACATGATACTTATGCCTGGCGGTATATTTTCTGACAGACAGTGACGGGTGTTGTCAAGATATTGTGTCATTTATAACCTGAATCAGGGGAGGCCGGAATGTTATCTGGCATTTTTAGCAGAGCCTGAATGCCATAATCACGGCTCCCGGAGTTGGCCGTCAGTGGGTGACACTGGCGGTTTTTTTGTTTTTCTTTACTTTCATTTTCTGTCGGCGGTGACGGAGACATACATCAGATGGAAAAAATCACAACAGGTGTGTCATACACCACGTCAGCGGTGGGGACGGGATACTGGTTACTGCAGCTGCTGGACAAAGTCTCTCCGTCCCAGTGGGTGGCAATAGGTGTGCTGGGAAGTCTGCTGTTTGGCCTGCTGACGTATCTGACTAACCTGTATTTCAAAATCAGAGAGGACCGTCGTAAGGTGGCGCGGGGAGAGTAGTCGATGAATAAACAATACGAACTGGTTGTAAAATGAATATTTCTAACTGAAAAAACGTTCCATGAGGTAAGAAAAGGTCACAGGCAATCAATAACAGGACGTGATGAAAGACCCTTGCATTTGTGCGCTTTCTCTTTAGATAGCAGCAGATACTGAAAATCTGAGTTGTCGGGGAGTCAGGGATACAGCTGTGCAAGAGTTGGTCATTGTGATTCCATTGAAATCCTGTATGCCATGAAGGGCAGGATTTTATGGCTACCTGAGCTTTGGTGATAGTAAGTTGAAAATTCGCATTTTTTGCTGACATGCGTAACGAGAATCCCATAAGCAGGGAGGACTTAATTCTTCATTAACCCATGCGTTGATATTATGTTTCAGCCGTTGAAGCATCAGCGGTGTTAATGTTGTGGTAATAATATCCAGCGTTTTATGTGAGATCTTACCGTAAGGGTCTGCAAGAATGCTGCTTGTTGCTTCGTTATTATCTGCCATCAGAAGAAGTAACTCTGATTTAACGTTTTCTGTCATTAGTTGTAAAAATCTTCTGCGCAAACTTTCTTTACTGTTCATTTATATGTCTTCATTTGTTGTAATCTGCTGCGTCTCAAGGGATATGTTTATGAGAGCGACCATGAGTGTTGGATTATATACCTAACATATCAAGGGATTAGAAATCGATAAATCCCCATGCACGAAAAAATAAAATACGGCCTGTCGGCTGCCGTTCTGGCGCTGATTGGTGCAGGTGCTTCTGCGCCTGAAATCCTCGACCAGTTTCTGGATGAAAAGGAAGGTAACCACACCACGGCATACCGTGATGGTGCGGGGATCTGGACCATCTGCCGTGGTGCCATTCTGGTGGATGGTAAGCCTGTTATTCCTGGCATGAAGCTGTCAAAGGAAAAATGCGACCGGGTTAATGCCATCGAACGTGACAAGGCGCTGGCATGGGTGGAGAAAAACATCCGGGTGCCGCTGACCGAACCCCAGAAAGCGGGGATCGCGTCATTCTGTCCGTACAACATTGGCCCCGGTAAGTGCTTCCCGTCGACGTTTTATAAACGAATTAATGCAGGCGATCGAAAAGGTGCCTGTGAGGCGATTCGCTGGTGGATTAAGGACGGTGGCAGAGACTGCCGTATCCGTTCAAATAATTGCTACGGTCAGGTCTCACGGCGTGACCAGGAGAGCGCGCTGGCGTGCTGGGACATCGACAGATAGCAGAATATTTTCCTGAAAAATGACGTTGGCCAACGCGGGGGGATAACACGAAATCCTGAAAACTGGTAAAACCTAAGTGAATAAAAGTAAAAACCCCGTTTGTTGGCAGCAAGCGGGGTTTTGTGTTTTCTGACCTTGAGCAAGGCAAGGGAGAAATTATGGGTAGGGAGGTACTTTCCCTGTGAGGAAGTATAAAAGATTCTTTCTGAGGTTGTCCATTATGAAAGGCATTGAAGTGGAGACGCCAGCCAGTCTGGATTTAACAAGAGCGGCAGCTTTTGCCATTCGTATTGTGGCCATTGCTGTTCTGGTCTGGGCAATCCGTTGGTGGTGATATGAACCGTGTTCTGTGCGTGGTTATCATTGTCCTGCTGGTGGCCTGTGGTGCGCTTAGTCTGGGGCTGAATCATTACCGTGATCACGCCATCATCTACAAAGAGCAGCGCGATAAAAAAGCCAGTGAGCTGGAGCTGGCGAACGCGACAATTACTGATATGCAGATACGCCAGCGTGATGTCGCTGCACTTGATGCCAGATACTCGAGGGAATTAGCCGATGCGAGAGCTGAAAATGAAACTCTGCGTGCTGATGTTGCCGCTGGTCGTAAGCGCCTGCGGATCAACGCCACCTGCTCCGGTACCGTGCGTGAAGCCACCGGCACCTCCGGCGTGGATAATGCAACCGGCCCCCGACTGGCAGACACCGCTGAACGGGATTATTTCATCCTCAGAGAACGGCTGATGGCAATGCAGAAGCAACTGGAAGGAGCACAGGAATATATCCGTACCCAGTGTATACCGTGATATTTTGTTATGAAGGTGTTACTGGTAACGTTAAGGTAATTTAACAAAGAGTCAGTTCCGGACTTTATAGTGTGCTCAGTTCATGGCCAAAAACGATTTCTGTGATAAATATTTTGAATATTATTTACAGGTAAATGGAGTGGGGCACATGGATAGAAATATTACAATAGAGAATGAAGTATATGCCCGTATTGTATGGGCAGAGAAGGCAAAAACACGGTAATTCCGTGTGTTGCCATGATACCTGATTGGCAGAATAGTTGTTTGGTTTTGAGTATATAGTCAGCGTTTTTTGTTCAGTAATTGCTCCCTCAAAAAATAATAAAACAAGGTGATTATTTTTGTTTATTATTTAGTTTTTTTGTGTGTTGTTTTATTGTTTTTGCGTGGTTTGTTTTTTATTGTTATTTCATTAAGGGAAGGTAAATTCAGGATGGCAGTCTGTAGATAATCGGAGGTCACTTATGCTACATGATCACGTGGCAGAATGTCTGGAGAAAAAAGGACTGTACCGGAGAGCAGCTGAACGATGGGCAAAAGTGATGGTACAGCTAAGTGATGACCAGAAAAGAAAAGTGGCGGCACAGAAACGAGCAGAGTGTTTGCGTAAGGCGCGCCGGACTCCGGTTTCACCGGTGAACCTGACCGAAATAAAACAAGCGGTCAACAGACTACATTCTGAGTTGGGAATGGGATTTGAAGAGCGGCGGGTATTCCGACGATATAAAGGGACAGGAGAACAGAATACGTCCGGAAACGCGCGGTCAAAAAAATGCTAAAAAATATCTGAGAGAGTTATTGCCTGTTACCATAAGAAAAAGCGACTTTAGTGGTCGCTTTTTGTGTCATATATAAGTCGTTTAAGTAAACCTGTCTGAACAGGTGCTCTGGTCGTGTTTGTCTTTGTTGGGTACAAATTGAGAATATTTTTCATTAATTAATCTTCTTCTGCAGGCTTCAATAACCCACGCTGAAAAATTACCTGAACCTTTCAGGTCAAGAGCGATGTTAATTTGTTCAATTATCTGGTTTGGAAATCGGATGTTGCGGGTTGTTGTTCTGCGGGTTCTGTTCTTTGATGACATAATGTTGCCCCGTATTCAGTGTTGCTGATTTGTATTATCTGAAGTTGCTTTTACGCTAATTTGATGCAGATCAATTAATACGATACCTGCGTAATAATTGATTATTTCTCGTGGTTTGATGGCGTACACACATGTCGTGATAAACCTCATGTAGATGATAATTATTATCATTTTCGTGGGTCCTTTCCGGCGATCCGACAGGTTACGGGGCGGCGACCTCGCGGGTTTTCGCTATTTATGAGATTTTTTGAGGGGGAGTTGTTGTTTAATTGTTTGGTATATCTAATTGATAAGTAAGGTGAAAATAAAATAAATACAACAACCTTACGATGTGTTTTGATGTCGTCAATGCGAAAAATGTCAATGATATCAAATGGTTTTGTAAAAACACATGGTTGTTGTATCGCTTTTTATCGATGGCTTATGGAGAGGAGATGGCCTTTTTATTGAATAAAAGTGATATGGCCTCCTCCATCGGTATATCTGTTCAGGCATTTGATAAATGGGGCGTTCCTCCTGTTGAGCGTCGGGGGAGGGAAGTTTTTTATGACGTTAAAACTGTACTGGAGATAGATCGCGAGCGGCGACAACACAATCAGAGAATACCTGATGACGAGGGCGATCTGGAGGAAAGGCTGCTTCGGGCCAGAGCTGAACTGACAGAAGAACAGGCCGTAGCTCAAAAACTTAAAAATCAGGTAACCGAAGGTAAGCTTATTGACACCGGATTCTGTATTTTTGCCCTCAGTAAGCTGGCAATGGCGTTATCCAGTACGCTTGATTCCATCCCTTTATCCATGCAGCGACAGTTTCCTGATTTAACACCGCGCCATCTTGACCATCTGAAAACCCTTATTGCTAAGGGGGCAAATCAGTGTGCGCGGGCAGGGGATAAATTACCGGATTTACTTGATGAATATATCAGAGCAACAACTGAATAATATGATGAGCGCTGTCACAACTGCATTACAGCCCCTGATAAGGGCATTGCCGGTGACGCCAGTTGAATGGGCTGATCAAAATTATTATCTGCCTAAAGAATCTTCATATGGTGAGGGAGAATGGAAAACGCTGCCATTCCAGATCGCCATCATGAACAGCATGGGGAATGATCAGATCCGCACTGTTAATCTGATTAAATCTGCCCGTGTTGGCTATACAAAGATGTTGCTGGGGGTGGTCGGGTATTTTATTGAGCATAAATCCCGAAACAGTCTGCTTTTTCAGCCCACGGATTCTGCCGCTGAAGATTTTATGAAGTCTCACGTGGAGGCGACGATTCGGAACGTGCCATGCCTGAAAGACCTTTCCCCATGGCTGGGTCGTAAACATCGTGACAATACTCTCACGCTGAAACGCTTTTCATCGGGCGTCGGTTTCTGGTGCCTGGGCGGCGCTGCCGCCAAAAACTACCGTGAAAAATCCGTGGACGTGGTCTGCTATGACGAACTTTCCTCGTTCGAGCCGGATGTCGAAAAAGAGGGCTCGCCAACCCTGCTGGGGGATAAGCGTATTGAGGGGTCGGTGTGGCCAAAATCCATTCGCGGCTCGACGCCTAAAATCAAAGGCACCTGCCAGATCGAAAAAGCCGCTAACGAGTCGGCGCATTTTTATGCGTTTTTTATGTGCCCTGTCCGCACTGTGGGGAGGAGCAGTATCTGAAATTTGGCGATGAGTCCACGCCTTTTGGGCTTAAATGGGAGAAGGACAGCCCTGAAAGTGTTTTCTACCTCTGTGAACATCATGGCTGCGTGATCCATCAGTCTGAACTGGACCAGAGCAACGGGCGGTGGATCTGTGAAAACACGGGCATGTGGACCCGTGACGGTCTGACGTTTTTCAGCGCCCGGGGTGATGAAATTCCGCCGCCGCGCTCCATCACGTTCCATATCTGGACGGCGTACAGTCCGTTCACCACCTGGGTACAGATTGTCTATGACTGGCTGGATGCACTGAAAGATCCCAACGGCCTGAAAACCTTTGTGAACACCACGCTGGGCGAGACCTGGGAAGAGGCCGTGGGCGAAAAACTCGATCACCAGGTACTGATGGATAAGGTGGTGCGTTACACGGCGGCGGTGCCTGCCCGGGTGGTTTATCTGACGGCGGGCATTGACTCGCAGCGAAACCGTTTTGAGATGTATGTCTGGGGATGGGCTCCGGGAGAGGAAGCCTTTCTGGTGGATAAAATCATCATTATGGGGCGTCCTGATGAGGAAGAGACGCTGTTACGTGTGGATGCGGCGATCAACAAAAAATACCGCCATGCGGATGGCACCGAAATGACTATTTCCCGTGTCTGCTGGGACACCGGGGGGATCGATGGTGAAATTGTTTATCAGAGATCAAAAAAACACGGTGTTTTCCGGGTGCTGCCGGTAAAAGGCGCGTCTGTCTATGGCAAGCCGGTGATCACCATGCCGAAAACCCGCAATCAGCGGGGCGTGTATCTGTGTGAAGTGGGAACGGACACCGCAAAAGAATTCTCTATGCCCGTATGAAAGCCGATCCCTCGCCTGCGGATGAAGCCACGTCGTATGCCATCCGTTTTCCTGATGATCCGGAGATTTTTTCGCAGACAGAGGCGCAGCAACTGGTGGCGGAAGAGCTGGTGGAGAAGTGGGAAAAAGGAAAGATGCGTCTGCTGTGGGATAACAAAAAGCGGCGTAACGAAGCGCTGGACTGCCTGGTGTATGCCTACGCGGCATTACGTGTGTCCGTGCAACGCTGGCAGCTTGATCTGGCTGTACTGGCAAAATCCCGGGAAGAAGAGACGACCCGGCCAACCCTGAAAGAACTGGCAGCGAAGCTGTCCGGAGGAGTGAATGGTTACAGTCGCTGAACTGCAGGCGCTGCGTCAGGCGCGCCTTGATTTATTAACCGGTAAACGGGTGGTGTCTGTCCAGAAAGATGGTCGCAGAATTGAATATACGGCGGCTTCTCTGGATGAGCTTAACCGGGCGATCAATGATGCGGAGTCGGTACTGGGGACAACCCGGCGTCGCCGTCGTCCGCTGGGAGTGAGGTTATGAAACGAACGCCTGTCCTGATTGATGTGAACGGCGTTCCGCTTCGTGAGAGTCTCAGCTACAACGGGGGCGGTGCAGGATTTGGCGGGCAAATGGCGGAGTGGTTGCCACCGGCGCAGAGTGCCGATGCGGCCCTGCTGCCCGCGTTGCGTCTGGGGAATGCCCGGGCAGATGATCTGGTGCGCAATAACGGAATAGCGGCCAATGCGGTGGCACTGCATAAGGATCACATTGTCGGGCATATGTTTCTGATCAGCTACCGTCCGAACTGGCGCTGGCTGGGGATGCGGGAGACCGCAGCAAAAAGCTTTGTCGATGAGGTGGAGGCGGCCTGGTCGGAATACGCCGAAGGGATGTCTGGCGAGATCGACGTGGAAGGAAAACGCACGTTCACGGAATTTATCCGTGAAGGTGTGGGCGTTCATGCGTTTAACGGCGAAATCTTTGTGCAGCCGGTCTGGGATACGGAAACCACGCAGTTATTCCGTACGCGTTTTAAAGCCGTGAGTCCGAAACGGGTGGACACGCCAGGACACGGTATGGGGAACCGTTTTCTGCGGGCCGGGGTGGAGGTCGATCGATATGGCCGTGCCGTTGCGTACCATATCTGTGAGGATGATTTTCCGTTCTCCGGGAGTGGACGATGGGAACGGATCCCGCGTGAACTTCCCACCGGGCGTCCGGCCATGCTGCATATTTTCGAGCCGGTGGAGGACGGGCAGACCCGTGGGGCCAACCAGTTTTACAGCGTCATGGAACGGCTGAAGATGCTGGATTCCCTGCAGGCAACACAGCTTCAG